CCTACGTACTCGTATTATGCCCAATGGAGCCATACTCATAATCAATACTCGCTACCATTATGATGATCTATGTGGTTGGCTCCTGAAACAGCAGGAGGAAATGAGCGAATACAAAACTATTCCATGGGAGGTAATACGTATTCCTGCATGGCTGGATGATGAAGCAGCAGAACTACTGAAGCTACCTATCGGATCTTCCTATTTTCCAGAATGGAAGCCAGATCACATACTACAGATAGATGAAAATGAAATTAAAGCCTCCAATGGAGCCAGATACTGGAATGCTCTGTATATGCAGAACCCGACTCCAGAAGAAGGTGGGCTAATAAAGAAGAAATGGATAAAATGGTGGGAATATGAAGATCCTCCGACATGTGATTTCATACTACAAACATACGATACGGCCTTTTCTACGAGAACTACGGCTGACTTTAGTGTAATTCAAACGTGGGGTATATTCTCCATGTACGATCAGGATGAAGAAGGTAGGGAAACCTATGCATCCAATTTGATACTCCTTGGAAATATAAAAGGTCGCTTTGAATATCCCGAACTACGTAGAATGTCCCAATTACTCTTCAAGGAATTTAGACCAGACGTATGTATCATAGAGAAGAAGGCAAGTGGTCAGTCGCTAATACAGGATATGCGGAGAAGTGGATTACCAGTAAGAGAATATCTACCAGATCGGGATAAGGTAAGTCGTGTCTATGCTGCATCGCCCATGATGGAATCAGGAAAGGTATGGATACCAAAGAACAAGAGATGGGCAGATGATCTACTGGAAGAGTTAGTACAATTTCCAAATGCAGCTCATGATGATCAGGTAGATGCCCTTACAATGGCAATACATTTCATGAGAGAGTCGTGGCATCTAACCCATCCTGAAGATCCAGATTGGGAAGATGAACCTAGAAGAGAAAAAAGGGTTGCATATTGGAGAACTTAGGTGTATAATGTAAGTATGGACAACTTAATATTTTTAAACGGGGAAGTATATGGCTACAGAACGAAATCCATTTGAACAGATACCACAGGAAATTTCAAATGTTGTTCCACTAAATCCTGTTGAGGTTAGTGAGGAACAGGAAGCAACATTTGAACTAGAACCTGATGGTGGGGTAATAGTTGATTTTAATCGTACTATAGAAATGGAAGCGGAAGCTCCCATTAAGGAGTGGTATGGAAATCTGGCGGAAAAGTTGGATGATAATAAATTAAATGAAATCGCCAGTGACGTATATAACAACTATGACGCAGACAAGAACTCCCGTCAAGAGTGGGAGTCTATGTTTGAACGAGGCTTTGACCTGTTAGGTTTAAAGATTCAGGAATCTTCAGAACCATTTGAAGGTGCCTGTACTGCTGTTCATCCGCTACTTGTAGAGTCAGCAGTTAAATTCCAGAGTAAAGCATCACAAGAATTGTTCCCATCAGGAGGACCGATTAAAACTCAGATACTTGGCAAGTCTAATCCCAAACGTGAGAGTCAAGCGAATAGAGTTAAGAACTTTATGAACTATCAGCTCACAGAACAGATGCCAGAGTACTTTGACGAATTTGAGAAGATGCTATTCCATCTTCCACTAATCGGATCAGCATTTAAAAAAATATATTATGATGCAAATCTGAAACGTCCTGTATCTGAATTTGTTCCCATTGATCAATTCTACGTATCTTACTATGCAAGTAACTTACGTAAAGCTGATAGATATACTCATGTAATCTATCGTAGTCCTATTGATATGGCAAAGGATATTCGTTCAGGAATATATTCTGATACGGAACTACCAGAAGCTACAAATCCAGAACCAACTGCTTTTGCCTCAAAGATGGATACCATACTTGGTTTCTCTCCAACTGGCGATGCAGATCCACAATATGTTTTACTTGAACAACATTGTTATCTGGAATTAAATGAACCAGAATCAGAAGAGGGAATAGCACTTCCCTATATCGTAACAGTAGAAGAACAATCACGAAAAGTTTTATGTATTCGTAGGAACTATAAACCTGATGATCCGAATAAGGAAAAGATAAGTCACTTTGTCCATTACAGATTCGTACCGGGGTTTGGTTTCTACGGTTTTGGCCTGATGCATTTCCTTGGTAATCTAACCATGAGTGCAACAGCAGCAATGAGAAGCCTCATTGATGCAGGTCAATTTGCGAACCTGCCGGGAGGATTTAAGGCCAAGGGTGTTAGGATGGTTGGTGACAATGATCCTATCAGTCCCGGTGAGTTTAAAGAAGTTGAATCTACAGGAGTTGACTTGGCGAAGGCTATCGTTCCTCTCCCCTATAAAGAGCCTTCCTCGACACTGTTTCAAATGTTAGGTTTTGTTACAGCAGCAGGTCAGAAGTTTGCCGACAGTACAGAACAGATTGTATCGGAAGCATCTTCATATGGTCCTGTAGGTACAACAATGGCACTACTGGAAGCATCCAGTAAATTCTTCTCGGCAATCCACAAGCGATTGCACAAAGCTCAACGAGATGAATTTAGGATCTTGGCTAGAATCGACTACGATTATCTCCCAAGTGAATATCCCTATGATGTGCCATTTGAAAATCGGAACATTTTTAAATCTGATTTTGATGGAAGAGTGGACGTTATCCCCGTTAGCGATCCTAATATTCCATCCAATGCTCACCGTCTTATGATTGCACAAATGGCTATGCAAATGGCACAGCAATCCCCTCCCGGCTTGTTCAATATGGAAGCACTGAGTCGTACTATTCTACAGGCTTCCAACATGCCTAATCTGGAAGAGATACTTCCACCAAAGATAAAACCACAACCACTTGATCCAGTATCTGATATTATGGCTGCGGTAAAGGGAATACCAATTGCAGCCTTTGCTGGTCAGAATCATGATGCTCACGTACAAGTAAAGGGAGCATATTTACAAGATCCACTGAATGGTGGTAATCCTGTGATGCAACGTGTTAGGCCAATACTTGAAGCTAATATTCAGGAGCATATGGTTCATAAGTATCAAGAACAAATGGATGGTGTAACAAAACAGGCACTGGAGCAGATGCCAGAGCAAGGACCAGAAGTTCTTGAAGGTATAATGGCTCAGGCTGCACAACAGGTATTGAATGCTAATAAGGCAATGGGTCTGGCAAAATCACCTGAACAACAACTTGTTATACTTGAACAGAAAAAGGTTGAACTTGAACAGCAGAAGTTACAAATGGAAGCAGCAAATAATGCCGCTGAAGCTGCACTGGATGCTCAGAAACTTCAACTGGAAGAGGCTAAACTTATGAAGGAAGTTGTAGCTGAAGGACAGCAAGCTACCTTTAAAAAGGAAAAAGCTGATCTTGACAGAGCCAGTAAAGAAACTATGAAGACAGTGGAACTTTTATCTAAGTCAGCTATTGAAGATCAGAAATCTGAAATGAAATCACTAGATATGTTGATAAAAATAGCCTTGGAAAAACAGAAAGTTGATATTGATCAATCTAATTTAAAAGCAAAAATTATGGAACAAGCAGCACAAGTTAAATCTGATAAAGATATAAAAATGATAGAATTAGTTAATAAGGTTATTGAACAGGAAATTAAACAAAAAGGAGAAAGCTAATGCCTAAGTATGGAGGGACTCACTATCCCAATAATGAAAAAGGAACAACCGATGGATATCCCACTCATGTAAAAAATGATGATCGTGGTATTACCAATGGCTATCCACAACATGTTTCCGGTAAAGTTAAAGATCTGTATGGTAACTTTACCAACCGTTCCATTGATGATGGTGGATCTGGTTTAAGAGCACGTAAAGGTGTTCTGAATGAACGATCTGATTTTTCATGGAAATATCCCAAACCAACTAAATAAGGAGAATACTAATTATGTGGACAACTCCAATTGTACGTGAAGTTGCAGTAGGACTTGAAATTAATTGTTATGCATGTGCAGAACTATGAAATTTTTAATGAAGTTATCTAATCGTATTGATGCTCCATTTTGTATTGCATTTTCAGTTTTAGGACTTATCTTTTTAGCAGCGGTTCTAAATTAATGGAAATATGGGATGAAGTAATAAAGGAGTATAATAACGAATTAAATAAATTAAAAAATATAATAGGAGGAGGTAAGGCAGAAAGTTATTCGCATTACCGAGAACTAGTTGGACATATTCATGGAATTGAATGGTCCAGAGAAATATTTACAAATGTTATTAAAACTAGAATATATGAAGAAGAGGAGTAAATGCAACAGGTACATTTAGGTAACGCTATCAAAAATGATATGTGGATTACAGAGGATGAGATTAAAGATCCAAGTCCTCTACCAGAACTACCGGGATATCATATTCTGGTACGACCAGTAAGTGTAAAAGGTATAACAAAAGGAGGTATCGTACTTCCTGATTCAACCAAAGACGATATGGCCTATCTTACCACAGTAGGAAAGGTTCTGTCCATAGGAGAATTAGCTTATCAAGATGAGATAAAATTTCCCAATGGACAATGGTGTAGAGCAGGAGACTTTGTTTGTTATGCCAAACATGCTGGTCAGAAGCTATTCTATAAATCTGTAAGACTGATCTTACTATTTGATGATCAGGTTATTTGTCGAGTTGAGCATCCAAGAGATCTTGATCCTACATTTAATTTAATGAGTGGATCTTGATGGTTGCATCTAAGATTGTTTTATAGTATAATAGAGTAAGAACGTAAAACCGTATGCCTCGTAAGCGACGAAAGGAATTGAAATGATTGATAAAGAAGAATGGACAGAAGTAGATAAAGATAGTCCAGATACCAAAGAAGACAAGATTGAATTTGAAGTAGAAGAAGAGGAAGAAGTAAAGGTACAAGCAGAACCAGAAGTGGCTAAAGAAGAGCCACAGGAACTGGAAGGCATCGAAACTAAAGGTGCTCAGAAACGAATACGACAGTTAATAAAACAGAGGAAGGATCGTGATGATCAGATCTCTCAACTCATGAAACAAAATGAGGAACTAACTGGTAAAATAACAACAAGAGAAACTGAGTTTACAAATATAAGTAAGTTACACCTAGATGCAAATGAGAAGCAGCTTACTGATAAATTAGAATTAGCACGATCTGCTTATAAATCAGCACATGACGAAGGAGATACAACAAAAATCTTAAAAGCTCAAGAATTTTTAAATGAAGCGCAGAATGATCTTAAATCTCTTGGTGCTACTAAAGCTCAATTTGAACATCAACCTGAACCAACTTATCCACAACAGCAACAGCCTGTTCCGCAACAAAATACGGCAGATCCTCAAGCAGTTGAATGGTCACAAAAGAATGATTGGTTTGGTAAAGATAGGATTATGACTGCTGCTGCTCTTGCGTTAGATGCAGAATTAAAAGAAGAAGGGTTTGATCCAAGTGATCCAGAGTTTTATAATGAAATTGACAATAGGATTAAAGAAGCATTTCCGCAAAAATTTAATTCTACTGTCGAGAAAAGTTCGGTGCAGGAACAACCGTCTAAACCTGCTCAGGTGGTAGCTGGAGCGTCACGTTCCACTCCAAGTCCCGGTAAAGTAAAGCTGACGAAAGAAGATGTAAGGCTTGCTCAAAATTGGGGCATACCACTTGAACAATATGCTGCTGAAAAGCTAAAGGTACAAGATGCCGATGGTGAGTACACAGCAATTAAAACGTAACGTGGAGGTGAAATTATGACACGTATTGAAGAATCACGTAATTCTCAATCAAGGGAAAATGAAACCAGAGAGGAAACAGAATACGTCTTTGAAGAACCAGACGCAACTCATATACCTCGTAGAGTTGAAGAAAGATTTAAGCAGCAGGACATGTCATTAGGCTGGCTGCGTATCCTTCTTAATGGTCAAGATGATTACCAAGAAATTGGTAAGAAGCAACAGCAAGGATGGGAATTTGTTACTCCTGATGAAGTTCCTGAAATGGGAGCCACTTCTGTCGTGAGGGAAGAAGGTCGCTATGCTGGAGTTGTCTGTCGTGGAGACATTGCTTTAGGTAAGATACCTACAGTCAAGCTAGAGGCCAAAAGACGCTTTTATAGGGAAAAGTCAAATACGATGTTGGAGGCCGTTAATTCTCAATTAATGAACTCTTCCAATTCCAAGATGCCAATTTCCAATAATAGCAAATCGAGAACATTTAAAGGACGAACTCCTACGTTTCAGGACTAGTCCCTAAACTGGAAGGAGAAACATTATGTCTAGTACACGAGCGTTACGTGGCTTTCTTCCGGCTCGAAAAAAGGGTATGAATTATAATACTGGTGGAACAGCTACGGTTATTTCACCTACTACTATAACTCGTGCTCCCAAGAAACTGTATACTGGTGACTTGATACTTATTGATGCAAGTGGCACCATTGCTGAAAGCATAACTGCAACCCTGAAGCCTTCGGGCGTATTCATGGGCTGTAATTATGTTGACTCTGATGGTAGTCAAAAGTTCTCACGGTATTGGCCGGGAGAGGCTATTTCTGCTGCAACATGTATTCAGTTCCATGTCATAACTGATCCTGATCAGACGTATTACATTCAAGGTAA